GGATGATCTTTGTGTAAGAGATCATTGTCTGTTATGTATTTTTTGTTTTCTGGTTTTCCGTTTTTACAAAGATATAAGAAAGCATTAACCCTTGCAAAAGCCCATTGAGCACGGGTCATGTTAGGACGGTGGGAAGAAGAGAAAGCCCCTGCCCCTCGGCGATACACAGACTTGACTGCCCCTAGAGTAGTCTTTGCCCATGCTGGTTTTTCTTTCATCTTTTCATTATGCTCTTTTATTTTATTCTTAAGAGTCTTTTCGGTTGACTGACTAATTGTAATTTTGCCTTTATCATCCGAAGCCGAGTTAGGCTTGTTAGTATCGCTTCCTGTTATTTGATCTTTAGGTGGAGCGGGAGGATTCTTTTTCTCAGCCAAAGGAAGATCAACACCAGGACTAGGCCCTGCATACATCTGATGAGTTATTTCTTCGCCTAACTCTTTTTTACTTTCGGGAGTCTTGCCTGGGTCGTAAGCCCAATTTTTTAGGGAAATGTCACGCTTTGACCAAGGACATTCTTCAGAAATTCTTTTACCTCTAGGCATACCAAGCATGCGAGTGTTAAAGGCTATAGTCTTGTTTGCCCATGTAATATGCTTTGCTGTCCACTTATCTTTAGGAGTAGATAAAAGTTCTAGGTTACGATTAATAGGACCTCTACTAAGAGATGCTCGTTTGGAACAAGCACTCTCAGACCATTTCTTAAGGGCTGCATAACCCATGTTTGTTTCTTTTTTATAGCTTGCAAACACTTCGTCTAATTTTTCTTTATCTACCTCAGCAGCTTTTTCGTTTTCATTTTCTTCTATTTCTTTTTCAATTTCTTTTTCCAGAGTTTCAATTTCACTTTCTTCTTCTTGGATTAAAGGAAGAGAAAGTGAAACTGAAACATTTTTCTTTTTAGACACAAAAGAAGATAATGTTCTTTTGATAGAAGGAGAAAGTTTTTCTCCTTCAATGTGTCCACGGGAAAGGTGGGCTGCAAGTGCATCTTGGTTTGCAGGGATAGGCACTACGCTCCACTCAATCATATCCCATTCTAAAAATCGAAGGCATGGCATTTGACGAGCAGAGTTAGAACGGAAGTTAAGAATCTCTTCCCCTGTTGTTATGTCGATAAGGTCTTCTTCATCTTCATCTTCAATAAGAGTAGCTCGGATAGGAAGAAAACCTATGGAGCAAGCTTGTAATTCTTTGCGGGCTATTAGACGAAAGATTAGTTCTGACTCACGGGTTTCTCCGTGGAAGTAAGCTGTAGAGTAGATTTTGTCTTCAAGAATCTCAAGGGCAAGGTTGCCTTCTGGGTCACGGGCAGATGCAATAGGAAGCTCTTCGGTTTTGTGAGCAAAGAATATGCGAGGGTTACGAGTATAGTTTTTAAGATGGGATACGCAACCTCGGGGTAAAACAATGTCACCGTGTCTATCTTTGCCCGATGTTGTAATTACAAAACGAGCGGTCATGTTGTATGTATCTACCTTTGGCTCTTCAGCATCATCTGAATCAAGAGCTAGGGGAGCGGAAGGCGATTGGCCTAGGGTGTGAGCCATGTTTCGTAAGTACTGGGGAGGTAGGGAAAGTACCCCAGACTTTTTTAGTTGATCGTTATGAAAAGCTTTTCGGTCTTGAATAAACCTTCTAAGTAGTTCGGGACTGGCTGTTTCAAGCGATGATGGTATTTCAAATTTACTCATGATTATCCTCTGTTATCGTTTGGATTGGATAAAGGAGCGGGTACGGGAGCATGTGTACCACCCATTGGATTGCTTGCAACATTAACAGGAAGAATTGGGTTATCCCCCCATGCTGTTGGAAAAGGTTGTCTGCCACGCATAATACGAACTTCGTTAGGAGTTATAGCACCACACATTAAGTCGGTTTGAATTTGTTTTTCTACAAGCTCTGGATCGTGCGGGGTGATGTCTTCCCACCAAACTTTTAAAGATTCATCATAACGATGAGCAACCTTCTCAGTGATTACTTGACCAAAATAACGGAGTAAAGGGTTAATAGTTTGCTGCATAAACCCAGCATGAGATGCCATTACCGAACCATATGTCATGTCTTTAGAAAGCCCTGCTGCGGAGGCGGGTACACCAAACAAGGCTAGTAGGTTGTCTCTTACTTCGTTTGCCGTTTCACCGAATAACATTTGGTTAATGCCAAGAGATATTGGGTTAACCGAAACACCTGGCGGTAAAAACATTGGACGGTTAGATCGGGTTTCACCTGTGTATCGGGACATAAACTTGGATTCAATTCGGCGAAGGTCTTCATCACTAGGGTCTTGAAACTTCCCATCAAACTGAACAGCTACTGTTGGAAATGTTCCGTTTTTGTAAGCATGCCAACGACTGCGGTTAATCATTTCCATTGTATCGCCCCACTGTGCGCCTGCTGTTAGCGGGGAGTAACCATCAATCTTTGAGATGGGCGACTTGTCTTTAAACACTACGATTTCGTCAACAGGTAAAAACTTACGAAAGTAATTACCCTCAATAGGTCGGATCTCATAACCTTCAATAAGTTTGTCTTGACCAACAATGGGCCACATCCAATGCGAAGGAACTACCCAAATTGCAGCAGGGAGGCCAAGAGCATTCTTTGGCATCCACCAGTACGCTATACCTGTGAGGTGATGAAACATGATGGTTTCATACCAAAGATCATAAGAAGTGTCAGGATCGTTGGGGTCTTTTAACAAACGCAGTAAGGGGTGTTTGTCCGGTACTGGTTCTAAGTCTTCATGGGATAGCAGGGGTATTAGGGCTTTTGAGCGTAGGTAGTTTGCACGGGGAGCAGCTAAAGAGTGATGGTATGTCCATGACACATTAGGTATTTGAGAAGCAACTTGCTTGGCAATAGTTCTGACTGCAATGTATATCCAGTGCTTAAAGTTCCGAACTTGCTCAATGCGAGAGTCTGTCCATGCAGCAACATAGGGAAGAAAGGAAGGACCATAAGATAGAAGCGTTGAAAGATCCCTATCTGATGCTTGGTCAGGAGGGAGGCGAAGTTTACGCTTACGCTTTGCCATAATTAACCCTTATATTTAAGATCGCTAATATTGCTATTATGGTATAAATTAAGATATGGATCAATAGAAAGATGCCACGGAGATGAAAAAATGGCAATAAATTCCAGAATCAAAGACCTTTTGAACAGGCATAGGAATGTTTGGGATATAGCAAGTTTTATGACTGATTTAGATTTACGAGGAAGTGCATTGCTTCGGGCTATGGGAAAAAGTAATTCTATCCTTCCTCTCCCTGTTGATGGTAGTGCCACCGAATTATCAAAGTGGATAAAAGAAGTACGAAGAAGAAACCCAAGTGTTTATAGAAGTTTGATAGGAAATACTTTTGTCACAGATGTAAGTAAGCATCTTAGTGTATTAAAAGATAATTGGCTTAAGTCTACATTTATGCAACAGCTTAAAAAAGATAAACCACAAGCGTGGAATAAAATTGTGACTACTTATGAAGACGGGGATAAGTATGTTTTGGGAGCATTAGAAAGAAGAAAAGCTTTTGCAGATCAGCATTTTAAGTTTGTAGAAGAAGCAAGGTTTGCACGGACAGGAAGAAAGTCGGTATTAAGTAAAGAACAAAATACGGTAAATAATTTAGTGGTTGGAACAGCAGGGCAAGCAAGAGCAAATATTATTCGGCAGATAGGAAATCCTACAACAAGTGATTTTAAAAAGTGGGAAGGTTTGTATAAGTCTTCTGCAACAAGGTCTAATGCCTCGGAGCTTCAAGCTGCCGAAAGAGAAATTGCAGAGATCATTTCTAAGATTAAACAACTACCTGCACCTATACAAAAAATTCTTAATTCAGCAAATGCCGTTGAAGCTTCAAATGCTCTTGATGATTTATTAAATGTATTACAAAAAGACTCGTGTACTGTTGCTGCTAAAAACTCATTGATGTTGGAGTTTAGAAAAGTTAGAAAGCTAACAAAAGCAGTTTACTTTTATAACACTCAAATTGTTGAAAGTATGGCTACTTTGTCCACGGGTAATATTGCACCAGGACAAATTAGAGATAGTTTTGTTTTGAGTAGGGAGGTTATAAAACTTTTAAATGCTGGTGACTTAAGAGGTATTAGAAACATAGGAACTAAGCTGCACCCTAAACGAGCAAAAGACTTAATAAAAAAGTTAGGCAAAGAAAGTAAAGTATTAGGTTTACTGGTTTCATATGCTGTTAATGACCCAGCAAAAGTAGATATGCCTAAAGTACAAGCAGCGTATAAAAAAGAAGTGAACCACCGTGAGTTAGCTATATTTAAAAAAGATGATGATCAAATTCTTCGAGCGTTTAAAGATAAAGCTTTAATGGACAGGATGATAAAGATTGGGTTTGATCCCAAAGCGTATGTACGAACAGCAGCAGGGGCTAGGACTA